GTTTCGATGGCAGTTGCCAAGAACTGGAAGAGGCTGCGCGCATTTTCCCTGGGCAAGTCAACAGATTTCAGGGCGCCGCCATTCGTTGACGTAATGAAGCGCACGCAATTGCTGAATACCACTACCGACATCTTCACGCGGCTGTTGTGGTGATCAACGAACTCTTGGTGGGCTAGGTTTCCCATGATACTGTACTCCTCAGCCTTCAAACCAGCTAACGACAGCCATGATGAGCAGCACCCACATGGCGCAGTTGAGGCTGATGAGTGTGGCCAGGACGGCCTTTTCACAATAAAACTGCATGGTCAGTTCCCCTTTGATCGGTGTCCCTTGATTGGGACAAGCACACAATAGCCAGCCCCACAACGCAATGCAAATTACAAATTGGTAATGTTCCACAAAACAATTAGTTGCAGTTTGCAATTAAAGTGATCTCTGAAGTTCGTGGAGTCGGAGCGCGCAGCGCAGGGAGGGCTTGACTTCCCACCGGAAATGTTTTAAAATGGCCTTTCCTGCGAGCGTTCCACCCCCATCTAAATACTTTACTTCCGACAATCAAAAGCTGGCCCGCGCGCAACTATCCAATGTTATCAATGGGTTAGCTGCCCCGGTGAGTGAGTGAGAATGGTGAGCGACATTCTTTTAGTTTTAGAAGGAAAGAAGTATATAATAATAGAAGTTTCCCCGATATCACGCTCACTCACTCACTCGCGCCTAAGCTATTGATATTGTTGGCTTCCCGCGCGCCCGCCCCCTCCGACACGCTCACCAACGCTCACCCCGCGCTCGATGCTTGCGTGGCAAGATCAGGAACCTGCTTGAGGACATGACCAAGGACTATGCAGAACTGGCCAAGTCTGGTACATACCTGACCTACCGCTTGGCTATGTCGAAGCATTGCGCCGAGGCCAAAGGTATTCTACATGTCATCGCTGCCTGCGAGGCATCACGCTATAAGGAGGACATTATCTGATGGACACAATTCGAGGCGAACCCGAGTGGGTCAACTGGTCACAACGCGAATGGGAAATCGAGGAGGCTATGCAAGATGCGGCCACCGTCGGTGCCATGATCGACCAAGATTTGTACCGCCTGTCCGAAGCCCTGCCCAGCAGCAGCGAGGAGTGGGCCAAGCACCATGACCTCAACGACAAGCTGGAACTGGCGCACCATGAAATCCTCAAGCTTTACGAACACTTCAGGTTCTTGGGTGTCATCCGGTGAAGCAGTATCGCAAGTACCTTATGGTACGCCCGGCCCAGACCTCGCCTGTTCAGGTGCGGTCTCCCAAGGGCCATGTCGTATGCCTGGCAAAGAACATCCGGGCTGCCCACCAATGGATACACAACACAACGAAAGGCAAACGTAAATGAGCGACATCGCAGATAAAATCTACGCCGCCACCGGCCTGACGCTCAACGCAGAAGCGGCGGCTGCGATTGAACGGCTAATCCAAGCCGAAATCGAAAAGCTACGGGCGGCGCTGCGCGCTATCGCAGAGGATTGTGAAGCGGATTATCCGCCGTCACATGGCGCTATCAAATACGCTGCCCGCGCGGCGCTGGGAGAAAAGGAATGAGCAGCATATCATTTAGGAACCATCGTCTTGCGGCGCTTGACTTCGGTGACTTGAAGGAACGCCGAGAAGATGTTAAGCGTGGTGACATCATGGGGTACCTAGTGTGGGAACCTGACATGGGCGAAGGCGAAGTCGTTCTGATCAAGCAGGTCGACGACTACTCGTGGTTGTCAATGCTTGATATGATGGGCGATTGGGTTGGCCTACTTCAACGGGAATATGATACAGCAAGGAGCAAGGACGATGAACCCCAATGAGACTAGTACATCTGATGCTACTGATGGGAGCAGCCCTTCTCCTCTAGAGAAGCTGACGCGCGCCCAGGTATTTGCCCGTGACCCCGAAGCCATGACGCTTGCCGTTCTGGACAGGGCTATCGAGGAGCTACGCGCCATCAATGTGCGGAACCGCAAGGCCCGTGCCGACGATGCCGCCGTGACCGAGGCTGCGGCCAAGCTCAAAAAGACGAACGCTGCCTCACGCAAAAAGAAACCCGTTGCCTCCGTGGCAGCCAACATATTGGACACACAGCTATGAAACTAACGAACCGACTGCGCCTGCCTGACGTTATGGTGCGCGCTGTTAGCAATGACTCCTACACCAAGGGCAATGCTGACATATCCGTAACCGAACTGCTGTCGCCACCCCAGCTACGGGCGCTGCGCCTCAAGCATGGTGCCGAGATCGAAGAGGATGTGTCGGATAGGATGTGGTCCCTGCTCGGGCAATCCACCCACCACATCATCGAGCGGGCTGGCCTCCAAAGCTTGTCGTCCGTGAACGAAGTCACCGTCATGGCTGAGTACGCAGGCTGGAAGCTGAAGGGCCAAGCCGACCACGTCGCCCTCGATGAAGGCACGCTCTATGATTTCAAGGTCACGTCGGTGTGGAAGGTGCGCGATAACATCCCGGCGCCCGAGTGGGTCCAGCAGACTAACATCTACAGGCGTCTGTTGCAGCGCGAGGTGGGGCTGTCCATCGAAGCCATCGCCATCATTGCCATCTTGCGCGATTGGTCCAATAACGAAGCGGGCCGTACGTCTGGCTACCCGCAAGCCCAGGTGGTGCGCCTTGACATTCCGTTGTGGGGCGAAGCCTACACGGACGCCTTCATCGAGGAGCGCCTACGCCTACACCAAGCTGCCGATCCCGCGCCATGCTCCGACGCTGACCGCTGGGTCAAGCCCTCCAAGTACGCGGTCATGAAGCGCGGCGCACAACGTGCCGTCAGGCTGTTCGATACGGCGCAGGAAGCAGAAGAACTTGCATCGTCCTCGGCTGCGATGTATGTTGAGTACCGACCCGGCGAGGCAGTCCGCTGCCAGAACTGGTGTCCGGTATCCCGCTGGTGTTCCCAGTGGCAAGCCGATCCACGCAACACAACACAAACCCAATCGACAACGGAGTCTCTTTTCGATGCCAAAGTTTAACGAAACCGCGCCGCCTCCCCGCATCTTGCTTTGTGGGGAAGCAGCCTCCGGCAAGACCGGATCGCTGGCCCAGCTTGCCAACGCAGGCTACCGCCTCATGATCCACGACTTCGACGCCAACACGCGCGTCATCGGTTCCTATCTGCGCGACAACGCAGCCGACGTTTACGTCAGCACCTACGCTGCCGCCAAGATCACGGGCACCAACCTGTTCACAGGTGCGGGCGGCCAAGCAACCAAGCAGGCGCTCGACGAAATGCGGCGCTTCTGCAAGATGCTCGAACACTGGAAGGTGGCGGGCGGCGAGGACCTCGGACCCTGCGCGTCGTGGACCCCTCGTGATGTGGTCGTCATCGACAGTGGCACCTTCCTCGGTGAACTGCTGCTGCTTGCTGCACAGGAGGACCCCGAAGCCAAGCGCGATGGGCGTTCCCTCTACAACGTGGCTGGCAAATACTATGGCGCCATCCTCGATCACCTGACCGGACCCAAGATGGGCGCGTCTGTGATTGTGCTGACACACATCATGCAGACGGGCGACACCGACGACCAAGGCAAGATCATTGGCAAGGCCCGTGACGTGCCCGTCGGCGTAGGCGTCAAGTTCTCCAAGAAGATGCAGACCTACTTCTCGGACATCTGGCACCTCGAAGTGGACCGTGCTGGCAACCGCGCCTTCAAGACGGCAGCCACCGACAAGGCTTCGCTTCGCACCTCCGCACCCAACCTCATCAAAGCAGTCGAACCCTTCGACCTCGCCTCGATGATGGACCGCCTCACCAAAGGGGCATGAGCCGTGGAACCCATAGCCTTCAAAGACATCGACGGCGACCTCCTTCACCTGACTTGGGTGCAGGAGCCTTACTATCCTCGGTTTAAGAATACCTTTTCGTTGGAAATCGAGATGGTAACTATTAACGCCAATCACTGCATCTACTTCAACGCCGACCAGCTACGCGATCTAGCCAAGAAGCTAGTCGAAGCTGCCGACTTCATCGACAAACAAGGAGCATGACCCATGCCTCGTATGATTCGCTTCAAGCTTCCAAAGACCACCCCCGAATATGGTTACATTTACATCAACGCCAAATCCATTCATGCAATCAGGCCTTGCGAGGATTGGGCTAGAGTTTTTTATGGCCATGGCAATGATGTTTATGTGGAGCATAAGCCTTCTGATATTGTCTACGCCCTCGCCAACGATTTTACTTCGGTAAGGGACTAAAAATAATTTCCGGGTAAGACTTGACAGGGTGGTGGCCCGGATGTATACGCCATCCTGTTCCTATGTGAACGCAACCCTTATGGAGAACCCAGCCAATGGCTGACCTTTTTGACACCGTTATCAGCAACACCGCTTCGGAGCGTCCGGCTTTCCGGCAGGCCCCGGCAGGCGACTATCTGGTGGCTGTTCGCAGCGCCAAGATCGTGAAGGCCAACAGCGGCACGCAGGGCATCGAGCTTGAGTTCACTGTCATGGAGCCGATGCACTCCGAAGACATGACGGGCGTGGACCTTTCTAAGTGCCGCCTCCGTGACACGCAGTGGGTCACCGACAAGACCCTGTCCTACGTGCAGGACCGTCTGTCCCGCATCACGCCGGAGACCGTGGGCAATAGCATCCGCGACGCCCTCGACATCCTGCCTGGCAACGAGGTGGTCGTGAACCTGTCTCACGAAACCGTGCAGCGTGACGGCACTCCGCTGAACACGCCGCGCCTCAAGGTCGAACGCTACTACTCTGTCGAGTGGTACACCACCAACAAGCGGGCCGCATAACTTCGGCTTCGCTAACAACAGGGGGAGTAGGCTTCGGCTTATTCCCCTTTTCTTTTGCGGAGAATCCCTGTGATAATCGACGCACACGCAACCGACACCGTACCATCCCATGAAGTCAGGCAACGCGCCCAGCAAGCCCTTGCCAACGCAGGAGAACCCATGTCCGAAGTAACCTACGACGCCCTACGCAAACGCCTCGCCGCCGCCGAAGCCGAGAATAGAAAACTACGTGGCGCACTGATGGCAATTAAGTCGCACACACAAGACGCGCACCCCATGACATACATGGATCAACTGTGTAGCATTGCTCGCACTGCGCTGGGAGAAAAAGACGATGGCAAAGTATGATGTCGGCGAATTAATTACCGTACTTAATGATGCGGTGAACAAATTGAACAACCTGCGCGCCAAGTATGATGATGTTGAAAAAGAGCGTGATGCGCTGCGTGCGGCGCTAAAAGAAATTAGTGTTAACGCAAGGCGAAAAGACGAAACATCAGAGGCGCTGCTAGTGGTGTGTGATGCAATCGCCCGCGCGCCGTTGGGAGAAAAGGAATGAAGAAGAAGCCATGCCCATTCTGTGGTGGCACCCGACTGTCAACAAAAAAGATAGCTTGCACTTGGAACGATCCGCCTTTTGCGTATGCCGTTTCTTGTGCTGGCCTTAACTGTCATGGGAACATTTATTCGCTCTCGCATGATTTGTTTGAGACAGAAGAACAAGCAGTTGAGGCATGGAATAAACGCGCCACAGGATGCACTCGCAATCAGACCACCATGCAATACTGCGCTGAGGTGATAGAGCGCGATGCGGAAATCGAAAAGCTGCGGGCTGAGTCAGCGAAACTTGCTGCTTCCAACCACGCATATCTATCTAACTACCAAGAAGCCAGAGGCGAAATCGAAAGGCTCCGTGCAGGTGGCTGCGCCCGTGACCAAACCACCACCCAGTACTGCGCCGAAGCTGTGGCCTTGCAGTCCGAGAACGCCCGCCTCAAAGACGCCATCCACGATCTTGCCAAGCATATCAGCCGCTGGGATTGGTGGAGTTTGAAACCTGAGACACATGCTTTAGTGGGAGAAAAGGAATGAGCGACATTGTTGTACGTCTGCGATTCTGGGGAGACTCATATTACCTGCACAAAGAATCCGCCGACGAAATCGAAAAGCTGCGGGCGGAACGGGATGCGCTGCGAGAAGCGTTGAGGACGGCAAAAGATTTATATTTGCATGGCAGTACGACAAGCGTGTTTATCGAAATATGTGCAGCGCTGGGAGAAAAGGAATGAGTATCAATCTTGAAGATGAAGAACATCATTATTGGCGTGGCTACGAGGACGGGACATCTGTTCTTAAAGCCCTGGTAGCCGAGCGTGATGCAGTGAAGGTCGATAATGAAAAGCTGCGGGCTGAGAACGAAAACTTGCGGAAGACGATACGCAATGGAATAAAGTTAATCGACTTGGACGCAGTCAAAAGCTTTCGAAAAACTCTTAAGTGGGCACTGGGAGAAAAGGAATGATTAAAGATATTTTCGCCAAGATTAAAAATCTGGTGTCGCCAAACAAAAAGAACGCGGCGAAGGTGCATCTGACAAACGGCACAATTATTGAGGGAACGGCCGTCAAAATTGTTATTTATGGTGGAGGTGCAGGTGGAGGTGGAGGTGGAGGAGGTTGGTCTAAACACCAAAACCCAGGCGACGGCGCGGCCCCAAAGTGGATGACACACCAATCAAATGCCGTCGCCATCCGCGCGCTGGGAGAAAAGGAATGATCTTCGAAAGAGACTTTGCCTCTAGCCAGCCTATCCCCATGAGTATTGGGCGCATGAGGGTAGGCGAGGGGGTGGCCCGAATTGTCATGGCAGTAGATGGGAAAATCCACTTGCTGATCCCTGAAAGCCAGCGAGCTTATGTCCACTTCTATGAAGCTGACTATCTAGGCCACCCTCCCAAAGACTTCAAACTGGAACCAGGAGAAAAGGAATGATCAAAGAGAAGAATGGCTGGTGGTATTTGGTTGGAATTGGGTGCTTCTATGGGTATCCATTCCCGACCCGCGCCGACGCAGCCGAAGCCCTCCAAGAAATCTCCAAGATACGAGAGGAACGGGAAGCAGTGATAGGTCTAACGGCTTCCGTATTTATAGCCAGACCCTGTGACCTTCCCGCGATAGGAGAACTCCAGCCATGAAGCTACGCCTTGGTCGTGACCTTCTGATCTACTGGCCCGTCATGGTGCTGGCGGTGCTGACGTGGATGCAGCCGCTGCCCGCCATAGCCGTGCCGCCTAGCCCGATCCCCGTCGAGTGGCACGACACCAACAACCGGGACCGCTATCTCAATTGCATGACGCGCGCCATCTACTGGGAAGCTCGGGGCCAATCGCGTGCAGGCCAGATCGCCGTCGGCCAAGTCATCCTTAACAGGGCCAACGATGTGCGCTTCCCTGCCGACATCTGCGACGTGGTCTTTCAGCGGCGCGGCAACTCCTGCCAGTTCTCGTGGGCCTGTACACAACGACGACATTTGCCCCCATCGAATGTCAACGAATGGCACACAGCAGAACAGTCCGCCCGCCTGGTGCTGGCCAACGCGCCCGACCTGACGCACGGCGCCCTTTACTTCCACGACACATCCATGGTAGGGTGGCGCCATCTAAAGCGTACTACCCGTATCGACAACCACATCTTCTACAAGGACCGCTAACATGCCGAACCTGACCATATCAATCGACTCCGATGAGGCCGATCAATTCATGTTGACCATGCTCAGCAATGTGGGCGACACCGCCATCTGGTGCATTCGCGAAGCCCACAAAACCCTCGCCAATGGGGGCGGCTCTCACAACTGGTCCGACATTGGCGACAACCTCAAAATCCTGGGCGCCGTCAACGAACTGCTCGAATACTACGGCGGCAAGCCCCTCGATCTGGCCACCCACAAAACAGGGAAGTTCGACTGATGTGCCGCAACACCGTGCCTACCCTGCGCGTTTTTCAAGAATGGAGCCGAGACGAAGAAGGCAAGCCCTATCCTTCTAAGTACGCCATTCAATACCAAGACAAGCATGGTGATTGGAAGAATATTCCGGTCGTCAATCGCATGCCGGACCCTGTGCAGATGGAGCTTCCCCTTGAAGATAGCACTCGTACTTGATTGGCCATCCATCGACGCGGCGCCCGGCCATCCCCTCTCAGAGTGGGAGTGGAAGGTCACGCAGGAACTGATGCAGGCGGCAACCTTCAAGCCAGACTATGTGGGTACAGCCTTCCGTGCCTACACTGCCAAGTGGCCCACACTGTTCACGGACAACAAGCCGGGTGGACCCCTCACGCAACTAGCCGAAGCCGACCGCGCCAAGCTACATGCCGATCTGCAAGGCTACGACATGGCCCTGACCATGGGACCGCACGCCATGTTCTGCTTGACGGGCGAGACCAAGATCGACACCTTCCGTGGCACCCACATCGACTCGCCCTTCGTGCCCGGCCTGCAAGTCGTGCCCACCTACTCGCCAACCATCTTCGCGCGTATGGCTTGGGCCGAGCGTCCCGTCGTCGTGTCCTCGATGCGTAAGGCGCTACGCCGCTACACCGATCAGGACCGCACCATCTACATCCCCGAAACCCTTGACGACTTGCAAGCATTCGAGGCGCACATCGGGGACCAGATCGTGTTCGACGTCGAGACCAACAAGGCATGCCGCATCACCGAGTTCTCGGTGGCGCCCTCTTCCGGCTGCTGCCTTTACGTGCAACTGGAGGATCGCAACTACCGTGACGTCTGGCCCGCCGACTTCGAGCTAGGCATCTGGACTTGGTTGTGGAAGCTGGCCGCGCGTACCGATCTGGCGTGGGGATTCCATAACGCCACATATGACTTGACATACTTGGATGCGTATGGCATAAGACCCAAAGGCCCGATCTTCGACACGATGCTTCGGCACCACGCATGGCAACCCGAATGGGAGAAGTCGCTTGGCTTCCTCGCTTCCCTTCACATTCCGACCCGCGCGTGGAAGCACCTTCGGACCAAGGCCAAGAAGGACTTTAACAAAACCGGCGCCATCGACTGACGCCACATCGGAGACTACAATGGAGAAGACTATCGGAGTATCGGTCTACATGACCCTCGACTTCGGCAAGATGCAGGAGGCTTTCGTTCCGCCCTACCATCTTGAAGAAGCATTCCAAGATTGGGTGCAGACCACACTCAAGCTAGGCAACTACAACGAACTCGGCAAGACCATGGAGAAAGTCACGGGCCTCAAAATCCCTGAGTTCTTTACGGTCACAGTAGCCGACAAGACTACCAGCAAGGACGACGTTGCACCGGCTGGCTCTAAGAAGGTCAAGACTAAAGCAGCATGAATGATGATAATGCGGCAGTGCGCCGACTGTGGGCCAGCGTAATTATTCAGGCCCTGATAGATGCAACGTCGGAACCTAAGACGCCTTCCGCAGTAGTACACAAACGGCAGGCCCGAGCTTGGCTAACCGCTGAGTTCGGGACCACCGCCCAGAACTTCGACGAAGTATGTTTGGCTGCCGATCTGGAGCCGACCCGTGTACGCAATTTCGTTAAGCGTTATGACGGTCCACCCTTGACACTCCACATCTTGTCGCGTATGCGGGACGTATTCCTCAAAGGAGACTCGCATGAAAACTATCACGGACCTAACGCCGACTCCTGAAAACCAGGAGATCATCTACAACTCCCTCGACACAATGCAGACCATGGCCCTCAAGGAAATCTTTGATGGCGGGCTGCTTCCTCCGTGGGCTGTCACCACCTATCGCTACAGCGAACTGATGCTAGGTCCCATCCTAACCATGATGCGGCGCGGCGTTCAGATCGACACGGCCCGGCGCGACACCCTCGTTGCTGCCCTTCAAGAGCGCGCGGCTCGCGTTCAGGCGCAGTTCGATTACCTATGCGAACAGCTTTGGGGCACGGTCATCAATCACAACTCGACGCCCCAACTCATGGTCTTGTTCTACGAATTCCTGGCCATACCCGAGCAAACCAAATCCAAGAAAGGAGAAGTCAAAGTTGGCACCGACCGTGAAATCCTCGAACGCATTGCCCGCGACTACCCGCGCGGTGCGCTTTTCGCCAACCACATCCTCCGCATCCGCGACCTCGAAAAGCAAGTCGAGTTCCTTACCAAGAAGCTATCGCCGACCAACCGTTTCCACGCTTCGTTCAATATTGCGGGGACTGAAACGTTCCGACTTTCATCTAGCGAACATCCGTTCCGTATCGGGAGTAACCTTCAAAACATACCGAAAGAAGCGCGTACCTGCTTTGTTGCGGACCCCGGCTATGTCCTATTCTATTCTGATCAACAGGGGGCGGAGGCGCGCATTGTTGCGTATCTTTCGGGAGATGAAAACTACATCGCCGCAGTTGAAGGTGGTGACTCACACACTATGGTCGCTTCCATGGTCTTTGGCTTCCCGCCTGAACGCGAGTTGGCTGAACGCGAATACTACCGGGGCTATTCATATCGTGACATCACGAAGAGGGGCGCCCACGGCAGTAACTACTATGGAAAGCCCTTCACGCTCGCGCAGCAAATGAAGGTGGAGACTGAGGTAGCAACAGCTTTCCAGGCCAAGTACTTCAGAAGGTTTCCCGGTATCAGTGACTGGCATTCATGGGTATCCAACCAGTTGCAAACTAGGGGCTACTTGAACACGCCTTTCGGAATGCGCCGCACCTTCTGGAACCGCCGCTGGGATGATGCCACTCTCCGCGAAGCCATTGCCTTTGTCCCTCAACACTGCGTGGGTGTCCTCATGAACATTGGCATCTACCGCATATGGGAACACTTCGAGGGTAAGCCCGGCGTACAAATCCTTCTCAATCTGCATGATGCAGTTCTGGGCCAGGTCCGCATAGACAAAGCCTCTGAGCTGCTCCCACAAGTTCTTGAATGTCTGCGCTTTCCCTTTCCGGTAACCGACATCAAGGGTATCACCCGAGAAATAAATATTCCATTCGACGTGGAAATAGGTTACAACTGGGGTAAGGCCAGCGACAAGAATCCTGACGGCCTGAAGAAATGGAGGCCCGATGGCAAAGCATGACTACCTGAGCGACCGCGCTGCAAACTACAAACTCAT